CCGGCCCGATTCGAGGCTTATGGACACTGGGTGATTACCTTTACGTTGTATCAGGTAACGAGTTTTTTAAGGTAGACGACACTTTTGACGCTTCAGTTGACTTGGCGTTAGAAGACGGCGGAGACATTCTGCTAGAAAGCGGCGGTGACTTGCTGGCTGAAGGCACCGGCGGCGTTTCGTTAGGAACCATCTCCGGCACCGGCCCCGTGTCGATGGCCGACAACGGCACGCAGTTGTTCATCGCCTGCAACCCCCGCGGCTACATCTACAACGTCAGCACGAATGCGTTTGGCGAGATTTCCGACCCCGACTTCCCCGGCGCGGTGACGGTCGGTTACTTGGACGGCTACTTCGTTTTCAACGAGCCCAACTCGCAGCGAGTGTGGATTACCTCGCTGCTGGACGGCACGTCGATTGACCCGCTGGAGTTTGCCAGCGCGGAGGGCGCGACCGACGGGCTGGTGGCTTTGATCGTGGACCACCGCGAGGCGTGGCTGTTTGGCACCAACTCGGTTGAGGTCTGGTACGACTCCGGCGAGGCGCAGTTCCCGCTGTCGCGCATTCAGGGCGCCTACAACGAGCTAGGCTGCGCGGCGCCGTACTCGGTAGCCAAGATGGACAACGGGCTGTTCTGGCTGGGCTCAGACGCCCGTGGCGGCGGCATGGTCTACCGGGCGAACGGTTACACCGGCCAGCGCATCAGTACGCACGCGATTGAGTACGCCATCCAGAGCTACGCCAACATCTCGGATGCCATCGGCTACACCTACCAGCAGGACGGCCATTCGTTCTATGTGCTGACGTTCCCGACGGGCAACGCGACATGGGTGTACGATGTGGCGACCGGTGGCTGGCATGAGCGTGCCAGGTTCGAGAACGGTCAGTTCTACCGGCATCAGTCTAACTGCCAGATGCGGTACAACAACGAGGTAGTGGTGGGCGACAGCAGCAACGGCAACCTGTACGCCTTTGACTTGGACGTGTTTACCGACAATGGCGCTGAACAGAAGTGGCTGCGGTCGTGGCGGGCGTTACCGGCAGATCAGAACACGCTGAAGCGCACAACGCAGCACGCATTGCAACTGGACTGCGAGACAGGCACGGGGCTGGCAACCGGGCAGGGGTCAGACCCGCAGCTAATGCTCCGCTGGTCCGACGACGCCGGGCACACCTGGTCGAACGAACACTGGACCTCGATGGGCGCTATGGGGGCGTTTGGCACGCGGGCCATCTGGCGGCGGCTGGGGATGACGCTGAAGATCCGCGACCGGGTCTACGAGGTGTCTGGCACCGACCCGGTCAAGGTCGCCATCACCGGCGCCGAACTCATTTTGTCCCCGACCAATGCTTAACACCACCAACATCCCGGCGCCCCGCGTCCCTGTGCTGGACGGCACGACGGGCCTGATGTCGCGGCAATGGTATCGGTTCTTCTACAACCTGTTCATCCGCAGCAACGCGGTCATCTGGCAGGTGCCGGCTACCGTGTCGGCGGCCACTTATTCGATCAACGACACCGACGTGGCAGTGCAGTTTCAGGCTGCCTGCGTGGTCACGCTACCGCCGGCGGCGACAGGGCGGGTGCTACTGCTCAGCACGCTCACGGCCAGCGCCGTCACATCAGCGGAGGCGAACGTGGTGCCGCTGGGCAGCACGACACCAGGCACCGCCATTCTTGCCGCGACGGCGGGTAAATTTGCTATGCTACAGAACGACGGCACCAACTGGATAACCTTGCAGGCTAACTAATATGGCGATTCTGAGTCCGCTGCCGAAGATGCAGTTTTTCTCCACCGGAGGCGCTCCGCTGGTCGGAGGCAAGCTCTACTCCTACGCTGCGGGCACGACGACCCCGCTGGCAACGTACACGACGCAGGCCGGGACGATTGCCAACACCAACCCCATCATCCTTGATTCGCGGGGTGAGGCCAGCGTGTGGCTGGCGTCGGCGGCGTACAAGCTGAAGCTGACCACAGCGGACGACGTTGAAATCTGGACGGTGGACAACATCAGCAGCGCCGAGACGTTCGGCGCGTCGCAGTTTTTGACTAGCGTCGGCGGAACTGCCAACGCAATCACCGCTGTCGTCACGTCGCCTAACTTTACTGCATACGCCACCGGGCAACAGTTTTCGTTCGTGGCGGCAGCGACTAACACCGGCGCAACGTCACTAAACCTAAATGGGCTGGGCGTTAAATCGCTGACCAAGCAGGGCACCAATCCGCTGGTTGCTGGCGACATTCAGGTTGGCCAGATTGTGCTGGTGGAGTACGACGGCACGCGGTTCCAGTACGTCAATTACTCCTACGTCCCGGTCGGCACTGGGCTGCAAAACAACAACAACCGCATCATCAACGGCGGTTTCATGATCGACCAGCGCAACAACGGCGTTGCGATTACTGGAACGACAGCATCCTTTATAGCCGACCGCTGGCAGTACTATTTCACCGCTCCCGCCGCACCCGCGCTGGTGGCTAACCTTCAAACACAAACTGCTAACCCCGGCCCGCCCGTAGCGGCTAAATATTCCGGTCTTTGGAACTGCACGACCGCGCACCCTACGGTGGCGATTGGTGATTTTGCGTTCATCGCACAAAAAGTAGAGGGTTACAACATCACCGATTTGATCGGGCAGACCTTTACGCTGTCCTTCTGGGTGCGTTCCAGCAAACTCGGCACGCATTGCGTGGCGCTTAACAATAGTCCTACCACGCACACCTACATCGCGACGTACACCATCAACGCCGTGAACACTTGGGAATACAAGACCGTCACTATCACCAACGGTTTGCCCAACACCATATCGTGGAACATCACCAACGGCATTGGTCTATGGGTGCAATGGGCTCTGATGGCGGGCGCGACGTATCAGACCACGGGTGGCGCGTGGAACGCCGGCAACTACGTCGCCACCAGCGCACAAGTTAATCTTGGCGACACCGCAGGCAACACGTTCCTGCTGACCGGCGTGCAGTTGTTCCCCGGCGCCACTGTTCCGACGTTTGAGAACCGTCCGATCACCACCGAAACCCAGTTGTGCCAGCGGTACTATCAATCAACGACCGCTAATTCGCCTAGTCGGCAGTATTTGACGAACGCTGCGATTACAACCTCTCGCGTCAACGCTGGGTTCCTATTCCCCGTGCCTATGCGAATCGCGCCTACTGTCACGATTTACGCCGGCACCACGACTACCTCCGGCGCCGTCGCAGCATACAACGCGGCCGGCGTTGCCATCGGTACTACTTATGCGCCAGTCGCGACGTATGTCGGCGGGTACGCATATCTGGAAGGCAGCGTATCGCTGACAGCGGGTAACTATTACTCTTGGACGCACACAGCGGATGCAGAGCTATGACGTATCAGAAACGCGAGAATGGTGTGTTGCGGTCGGACGGCGCGTTCGTTCCGAACGACCCTGACAACCGCGATTGGCAGGAATACCTGCGCTGGCTAGCCGAGGGTAACGAACCGTCGTGAGCGTCTACCGCCGGCCAAAGAAGGGGGATGTCCGCGTCTTCAACGGCGTGAAGGTCCGCTTTGGCATGTCGGGTGGGTTCAAGCACGATGAGGATGTGAAGCGGTTCGCCACGTCCGACGGCGCAGGGCTGTGGGCTCGCGGGATTGACCCCAACTCACCGACAGTCGAGCAGGACACGATTGCCTGGTTGAAGCGGTACAGCGCGAACCCGAACAACCGCAAAGGCCAGCCGGGCTATAACCGGGCGTTCAGCGAAGCCGAGTACGGCCGCGACGACGCCCGCCAGCCCGGCTTGCAGACGCTGATGGCGCAGAACCCCGGCGTGCCGGTGCATAAGCTGTTCGACATGACGGCGCGGAACTATCAGGCGCAGAACGCCCTGCCGCCGCGTGACTTCGACATCATGACGATCCTAGACCCTATCATCGCGGCGACGGCAGGGTACTTTCTTGGCCCCTGGGCCGGCGCGGCATATCTAGGGGGCCGCACGGCAGGCGAAGGCGGCGACATCGGGGAAATTATATTGTCTGCCGGGCAGGGCTATTTCGCGGGCGGCACCGGCGCCAACATCGCGTCCGGCGTGAACGCCGCCGGTGGCTGGGCCAACTACGCGCGCAGTATCGGGTCGTCGATCGCCAACGCCCCAAGCAACGCGCTAAACTATCTGAGGTACGGCCCTGAACTGAGCAGCGCGCAGTTCGCCAGCAACATGCCTAGCTGGGTGGCGTCTGGCACCGCCGCCGGCATGTCGAACGCGGCGCGTGCGGCAGGCGCAGTAGGGTCTTTGAACATCCCCGGCCGCAGTGCGGTCGGCAGTACAGCGGGCGCAGGCCCCGGAGGCAGCAACATGGGTTGGTTTACCGATTTGATGGACGACTTCGGCGTCAGCAAGGGCGATTTGCTTCGCATGGGCATCGACGTGGTGTCTGGCTATCGTAATGCCAATGCCGTTGAGAACGCCGCGAAGATGCAGGCCAACGCCGCGCAGCAGGCCGCTAACATCGGCTCGCAGACCTCGCGAGAGCAGATGGATCTGGCCCGCGAAATCTTTGCCGCGCAGACCGCGCTGAACGAACCGTTCCGCCAGGGCGGCGTCAACGCGCTGAACCGGATGCAGGACTTGCTGGGCCTGAGCGGTAACCGCAAGGCGCCGGGCTACGGCTCGCTGTCAAAGAACTTCACGATGGCCGACTTCCAAGCCGACCCCGGCTATGCGTTCCGCATGTCGGAGGGCTTGAAGGCGCTAGACCGGCAGGCGGCGGCGCGAGGCGGGCTTATCTCTGGCGCCGCGCTGAAGGCGTCGCAGGGCTACGGTCAGGACTTGGCGTCGCAGGAGTACATGAACGCCTTCAACCGCTTCCAGACGAACCGGACGAACCTGCTGAACCCGTTGCAGGCGATTGCGGGCACAGGCCAGACGGCAGTCAACACGCTGTCGCAGGCCGGTCAGAACATGGGCACCAACGTCGCCAACTACATGGGCAACGCGGGCCAGGCGCAGGCTGGCGCGGTGACCAGCGCGGCGGATGCGCGGGCGTCTGGGTACTTGGGGGCGCAGGAGGGGTGGAACCGTGCGATCAACAGCGCCCTGTCCCGAGGCACCACGCAGGATGAGCAGTTGCAGCGGGACTACATCAACGCGCTGATTCGTCAGGCTGGCGGCGGCAGCGGTCGCAGTCGGAGTATGCTCGACTACTCGGGAGTGGGCTGACATGCCATTAGATCCGACGCTTGTCCGGGGCCTGACGCCCATTGCCATGCCGGAGCGCGACCCCAACGCTGCGGTGAACCAACTCGGCATGATGATGAAGATGCAAGAGTTGCAGAGCGGCATTCAGTCCAATCAACTGAACGCGCAGAAGTATCAGCAGGACATCGCCACCAGTCAGGCGACGGAACGCAAGACCCGACTAGAGGCCAAGGTCAATGCGTTCCGCAACGGTGCCGCGATGGCTGGCGAAGACCCCAAGACGCTGATGGGCCTGCTGACCACAGCTGCGCAAGACCCGGAACTATCCGAGGCGTTGGGGCTTGGCCCGCAGCACGTTCAGTTCATCGGCAGTCAGCTGAACGACCCTGCGAAAGTCACAATGCTTGCGCGACGGATGCGTGGGATGACGGCGAAAGAAGAAGCTGACCTTGCCAAGCCGCCGACCACGCTGGGTCAGCTTCAGATGGCGCGGGATCAGCTTGACCGAAACGACCCGATGTACGCCACCAAACTTGAAGAAATCAATAATCAGATTAAGTACGAGCAGACTCGCGCGGCGGGCACGTCTATTAGTCTTAATACCGGCACGGAAAAGAAATACGGCGAAGAATTTGGCAAAAACGTCGCCACGCAAGATTCAGAAATGTTATCGGCAGCTAGAGTTGCACCGAAATTGGCTCAGAGTGCGGTAGATATTATGGCCGCGCTTAACAGCCCAGGGCTTATTTCCGGCGCGGGTGCTGACATAAGATTAAGCCTTGCTAAAGCGCTTGATCTAGCTGGCAATACGCCCGACGCAGGAATTGCCAACACTGAAGCACTGATTTCAAGCATGGGGCAGTCTACGCTTAACTCCATAAAATCATC